CCGTCGCTGGAGCGGACACCAACGTCACGGTGAAGGGCGTCATTTTGCGCCTTACTCCGCGTGAATCCGAGGGTTTGTACCAGTCCACCGACGTAAAAGTCATCATCGGCTCCAGCGAGCTTGGCACTTACTACCCAACCGAAGCCGACCGTATCCAGTACACGCAGGCTGGTGCTACCCGCGAAGCCAAGATCATCAATATCACCAGCTACCGAGGCGACAACCCCGTCATGCACACCCTGATCGTGAGGCCCCAGTAATGGCACGCGACATCAAATTTTTGGTCAAGGACATTGAGGAAGCGACGATAAACGCAGCTAGGACCGCTTGCGTTGAGATCATGAACGGTCTTGTTGAAGCTGGCCCCGGTTACAGCGGCGAGTTTTCGTCTGCTTGGTATGCAGTGGAGCAAGGGCAATCCCCTGGCAAACCACGTAGTAAGCAAGGTCTGTATAAGTACAATCTTCGCAACGTACCAAAAACTAAGTTCAAATCCTCAGGCGTATGGTTCCAGATCGTCAACGGTGCCGACCACGCCGCCGAAGCAATGGATCTTGTTGAGGGCAGGTTTATAAGTCAGCTCGACCAAGACAAGTATCCAATTAAAGATCCTGTAAATACGGGCAGGCGCACTGGTGCAAGACGAGGTGAGGTCACATCCGGCGCTGGCTTTGCAATCAGCACGGCGCCTTTGGATTGGTGGTCCACGTACAACGCTGGAGGCGCCCTAAGCAATGATTTAGCTCGTGGAGTACAACAAGGCTTTGGTAAAGCCAGGGGGTTTAAGTGAACTACCAAGCAATCCGCGCTGCCGTCGAAAACCCGCTGCTTTCTGCATTTAGCGGACTAAGCCCTGCTGTTCCCGTTTATTTCGACAACATCACAGCCGTCCCACCTAATACCACTACCGAGTACGTTCGCGTCAATGTTACTTTCGGCATTACCAACGAGCCCACGCTTAGTAGCAGCGTTGATAACGCCCGTGGTGCAATCGTTATCCGCATTTTTACGGAAAAGGGACGTGGGCCTGCCCGCAACCAGACGCTGCTGACCACTGCCGTCAACGTGCTGGAAACGCTCAACGACACAGCAAAGACCACCAGCGGAGTATTTTTCCGCGTCGGGGAAATCAACGGCCCCACATTTTCCGCAACGGATGACGCGCCGCATTTTGTGGGTCGGATTGATACCTCTTACGTCGCAACTGTGTTGTCGTAGGTAATGCTTAGTAACAGGCGCTAACCTGTATTAAGCCGGGCAGTGCCCGCCCACAACGTCATCTTCGGTAAGCCAATGGCCACCACCGTACTGTCCGGCACGTCCGGCGCCCTTTACTACAAACCCGCTGGAACCACCGGTACGTTCGGTGAGTCCAATGTCAGCGTCGGTAGCGACGAGATCACCGTTGCTCCTTACCTGAACTTCAAGGTCGGCGACCCCGTCCAGTTCAGCGTCGTGAACAGCCAAACCGGCGGTTCCGGCACCGGCACCCTGCCCGCAGGCATCAGCCCTGCCACCACCTACTACGTCATCGCTTACGCGGCGGCAACTGGTGTGATGCAGGTGTCTGCCACTCTCGGCGGCGCAACCATCACCATCACTGACGACGGCACCGCAGCTGCTCCCAACGAATTCCAAGTTGCCTACGCTTCCTTCGCCGTTGTCGGCCAAGTCCGCGACTGGAGCTTCGAAATCAGCCGCGCTGAAATCGACGTGACCACCATTGGTCAAACCCCTGGCCAGTACGTGCCTTTCCGCAGCTACATCTCCGGCTTCGGCGATGGCACCGGCACCGCAACGGTTTACATGACCAACGAGGATGCTGCTCTGTCCAACCGGATGATCGAAGACGTGCTCCAGCGTCAGCAGACCGGCGCCGCCTTCAAGCTCTACACCGACCAGGTGTTCAGCGGTGGCACCTTGAGCGAAAGCCTGAGCCGCTCGATCGAGTTCGATGCAGTGCTGACTTCTGCCAGCCTGAACATCAACCCCGACGACGCCCAGTCCGTTACTGTCAACTTCCGTCCTTCCGGCACCCCGACCTTCGACTTCAGCACTTCTGCTTGATAGTCTGCAGAGGGGTAATTCTGTCAACCCCCGGCTGGTTACCGGGGGTTTTTTATTGCTTCTAGTCCGCTACAGTAGAACAAACCACAAACGGTTATGCCAGTTCCAGTCCGCGCCATTGACCGCCTCAAGAAAGCGGCCAACTTGGAGCCCATCAAGAAAACTGTTGAGCTGTCCGACGGCAGCAAATTTGAAATGTGGGTGGCACCACTGACAATGGCTGAGCGCGAACGCGCCCAAAAACAAGCCAAGTCGGATGACGCCAACGCATTTGCGCTTCAACTGCTGATCGCCAAAGCACTGGACGAATCCGGCAGCAAGCTATTCAGTGCCGGCGAAATCGACGTGCTCAAAAACGAGGTCAAGGACAAGGATCTCCAGGTACTGATGCTGGCAATCCTTACCGATGATGCCGAGCCGATTGATCCAAAAAACTAGCGGCCGAACTTCGAAAAGACAGTTGGCTCATGCTCCAGTTTGGCGTCGCCAAAGAGCTGGGGCTAAGTCTCACCGAAGTTCGCACCACCATGACAGCCGAGGAATTACTTGGCTGGAGCGCCTACTTCCAGATCCTTAACGAGGACCAGCAAAAGGAATTTGAAAAAGCCCGCCGCCGCCGTTAACCCGGCGGCTTTTTTGTTGCGTAGACTGTTTAGAAGCCTGGCAGATCAGCGGTGGCCGCAAATTACACAGCTAGCATCAATGTTGCCGTCCAAGGCCAGCAGGCTCTAGATCGCCTAAACACAAGTACAAACGAGCTGTCAAGACGTTTAGACGAGATAGAAAGACGAAGATTCGGACCTAACACGTCATTAAATTCGTTTAATAGAAGTCTTGACGAGACAGTAAGAAATCTAAATCGGGTAACTGCCGGTACAACCGATGAAACTGACGCAGTCACGCAATATGTACGCGCCTTGGGCTTGGCAAATGCGGCCCGCCAGCGACAAAACGATCTTATTCAAGACCAGATTTTACGTGAGCAGGGGGTAACAGAGGAACTAATTGAACAAGCGGGTGCTTTGCGCGATCTGGCGCGAGCAGAAGACGAGGCTTCACAAGCGCGTTCCGCCCGCTTAGCGCACTATGCCAAGCTACGCGGCGCACCTGACGCATACGCCTCAGCAATAGGCCCCGTAGCTCAAAACAGGGCTGGAGCGGCGAACTTCCGTGAGGCTGCAGATATTGCAAGGGAACTGCAAGACGCCGAGATAGGCATTGCCCGCATCCGTGATGAATCTCTTCGACAGTCAGTACAGCTAGAGAACGAACGTTTGGCGTTGGTTGAACAGCGTCGAAAGAAAGAAATAGCAATAAGAGACGCAATATTTGACGCCGTTACGTTTGGCAAGTCTGCAGAGATAAAAAATGCTGCACAAAATGTTGCTCAACAAGTACAAACGGGTACACAAAACGCACTGATTCGAGGTGGTTTAGCAGCCGGAACACTTGCTCTAGGAAAAGGCGCCGTAGCCGCATCTACCGCCGCCGGGGACGTTGCCTCTGGTATGACGGCACATACTGGTCCTTTAGCGGGACTACAAAATATTGCCGGTGAGGCGGTCATCAACTCAGTCCACCAACTTGGCGGAGCATTAAATGACGCACTTTACGGTATTCCAGACATAATTAGCCATATTCTTCAAGGTATAGGTGATATTCCGACTGCAATGGGTGCGGCTGTTGTAGCTGCAATGGCTTTCGGCCCGGCAATGAAAACAGCTGCCGAAGCTACGTATGAAGCGGGTAAAGCCTTAGGAGACACAGGACTTGGAAAAGCTGTAAAGGAAACTTTAGACAGTCAGACGAATCTATTCGAGGATGTTGTAAATGCCGCCAGCACAATGCAAGCGGAAATTAAAGATACCACAGGATTACACCTAGAACTGGGTAAAACTCAGATTGACGCAGCACTGGAAAATATGACTTTCCAGAAAAAACAAAATAAACTGGAAGAAGAATACAATACACAACTTGCTCGGTCTGTAGACATACTTCGGCAAAGATCGAAAGTTGCTCTAGGTGCCTCTAAACCCCCAGGAGGTTTTAGAGCAGACGGCCCATTGGAATCTCCAAGGTTTAAGGCAACTAAAAAATCTATCGGAAAGATGGGTGAAAGTTTAGCCCTTGGCGCGGGCTTTCCTTTGCTGTTCGGTGGAGGTGCTGGCAGCGTAGCCGGTTCGGTACTTGGTTCATTTGTTGGTTCAGGATTCGGCGGTCAGATTTTGGGCGGCGCTCTTGGCCAAGCCCTAGATCAAGCGGTGGCAGCAGCTGCACGTTTGTCGAACACGCTGGCAATGGCTGGCGACAAGTTTAGTAAGCTCCGCGAAGAGGGCTTGTATTTCACCGCAGACCTTGAGAAACAAGTACGCCTTGCTAAGGAAAGTGGTGGGGTTTCGCAAGCTAACAATCTACTTAATACAGCTGCAACCGCGCAAACTGGCGACGTTGGGGGGCTTGCCGGACGGGGCGCTGCCGGGGCTGTCAATGAACTTCAGAAAGCCTGGAACGGTGTCACTAAAGCAGTAAGTACGACTCTAGGAATCCTTGCCGGACCATTTGTTTTCGTTCTGAACGCAGCTTTGCGTGCCGTACAACTTGTATTTTTTCTCTTCAACGGTATTGCAACTTCAATAGGAAATCTCATGAACTTTATCCCTGGGGCCAAGCAACTAGGCGACGCTTTATACGAACAATCATTAAAGGGCACTGCCGAATACGAAAACCAGCTTGCCGAGCTGGACAAACAAATTAAGGCTGAATACGAACTTGTGGAACTTGCAAAAGTTCGCACGGGATACTTAGAGCAAATGCTCGGTAAAAGCGAGGCACGGCGAGACATACTGAATAAAGAAGCGGACGCTGCAGAACGCCTTAAAAAGTTTGAACAAGAAATTAAACAATTTCGAGCTAGTGCCCCTAGTGGCACAAGTGAGTTACGCGAAAAGGCACTCGAAAAAGAAGACCAGATGCGTCTTAAGTTTGCAGAAAACGAAAAACAAATTCTTCTAAAAAATGCTGCCGACTTGTTTAATGCCATCCAAGAAAACAATAAGCGCGTCGCGGATGCACAGCGTGCCTACGACGAACAGCGCATTGACATGCTGCGTGCAGCAACGCGCACACAAGCAGATTTCGATCTACAAGCAGTCCGACGCCTAGAGGATGCTCGCATAAGAATGCGTGAGCAGGAACTTAACTACATAAACAAAATTCGCCAAGAGGAACTTGAGACCCAGCGGTTGCTTGATCGTGAACGGCAGCTGCAGCGTTCAATTACTGGCGCATTGTCTGCTGATCCAGAGCAGGCAGAAATCATAAACACGGTTCAGACCGCCGTTGAAAACTACCGTACCGGTCGTATGGCCGTTGAAGAAGAAGCCCGTGCAGCGCAAGAACAAGCTCAGCTGCAGTATTCAAAAGCTCAGACCCAAATTGAACGGTATAAATACGATAATGCTCTACGCATCAACCGTGCCAACGAAGACAGCCAAATCAAGATTGCCAAAATTAATGACCAAATTCGTCGTCAAAACGAAGAAGCGTCTAAGAAAGAGTTTGATCGTCAAATATATGCACTCAAAGCGCGTATTCAAGAGCAGGTAACCGCAGCTCGTGCCGAGTATTTTCCTGCAAAAGCCGCTTTAGACCAAGAAAAAGCAAGACCCGGTTCGCTTACGCCGGAAGACGTAAAAATTTACCAGGCAATATTTGACAGGGCAGAGATTACGCTTGGCGAATTTATGGCGCTAAGCAAACGAATAGACGAAACTTTTAAAACTATACAGAGTGCAAGACTGCAACCTATGGCCGCGCTGCCTAGTCTTACAGATACTTCCGGGGCAGCAAGCGCTGCAGAAACTGCAGCAAATAAGCAGTTGCTTGTTTATCAGCAGCAAATACAAAAACTGCAGCAAATTAATGGGCTTAAGAACGAAGACCTGGAGCTAGCTCAGGCATTACTTGCACCCGGCGCGGACAGCCTTAAACAGTTTAACGATCTTATTAAACAGCAAAAGGACCGTGCTGCATACGAGCGTGAATATGGAGAGCTGCTCCGTGAAGGTATTAAACCCGAATTAGCTGAGCAGCTCGCCGTAATTAATCAAATGGAGGAAGCTCAATTACGACTTCTTGACAATGTAATTAACACCGTTGAAGCATTAGATAACGATGAGTTTAAAGACATTCTTGATAGGTTAAAAGAAATTAGAGGAGGGGTTGCAACCAAAGCTGAAGAAGCACGCGCTGGTGTTGCAGATGATGTTCCGGGTCAAAAGCTGCAGGAATTTATTAGTAGAAGTAAGGATGAACTTGAAGATCTTGAAGCATTTGCAGTTCGCGTGGCCGATGGTATCGGTAACGCTATTGCCAACTCGATGAGTCAAGGGATTGTCGGGCTAATTGAGGGCACCAAAAACGCCCAGCAAGTATTTGCTGACTTCCTCAAGAGCGTCGGTGACATTCTGATTCAGGAAGGCACTCGCATGATTGCGATGTATATCGCCATCGGCATCGCCAAAGCGTTTGCGGGCCTTGGCGGGGGAGGTAAACAAGACGCCCCAGACATTAAAGGGTTTAGTGCTTACAGCATCAGCGATCAGCCTCTAACCCTTAACGACTTCCCTAAATATGCCGAAGGTGGCTTCGTCACCGGCCCTACCCGCGCTGTTGTCGGCGAAGGCGGCGAGCCGGAATACATCATTCCGGCCAGCAAAATGCGTGCCGCGATGGGACGTTATGCCAGCGGTGCTCGCGGCCCTGGCGTCATCCCTCAAAATGGCGACAGCATGGCAACCGGTGGCGGCGGTGGCGGCACCTTCACACTCGAAACTGTAGTTATCAATAGTGTTGAATACGCTACTGTCGATCAAGTGCGGGCAATGGGGCAACAAGCTGCAGCTAAAGGCGCTGAAGGCGGTTACACCAAGTCCATGCGTACCCTGCAGAACAGCAGGTCACAACGCAGCAAATTGGGAATCGGTCGATGACAGTCGTTGCACTAACCAACTTCATTGAGATCAGCGAACCAGATGGCACGGTC